CATTGATTCGTGCCATATACCTTGTCATTTCTTCAAGTAATTCATCTTCATGTGTAGGTATATATTTTTCTTTTTTCTCTTCAGGTTTTTGTTGAGGTGGTGTTTCCTCCTCTTCATCCGGAACAGGTTCTTTCTGTGGTTTCTCTTCACCATCACCACCACCTATTCCAGGCAAATCAACTTCCCCAGCATCACCTTCACTTTCAATCTGTTTCTGAATCTCTTCGATATCTTCTTCAGACATTCTTAAAACATTTTTCCAAATCCATTCTTTACTCAGATAATTACCAACGAACTGATCTACTTCATTAAGCAGACCAAAACGTTCACGCATAATTTCTGTTTCTTTAAGTTCGGTGAAATGATTGTCTTTAATGAAATCAACAACAATATCATTTCGCCACTCTTCCCAATCCTGTTCTGTAATAATACCTTTTAACAGAAGTTGTTTACGAAGAATACCCAAGAACACCTGAGAAAACTTTCTACGTAGACGGTCAACAAACTTTTGCAGTTTAACCTCGTCTCGTGAAATCTCAGTCGAACGACCAAGAGAGAACTGGGCTTCTTGTTCCAAACGATTGACAGGAACATTTAACGCACGATATAGTTTCTTTTGAAAATAAATGATATCATCAATCTGTCCAAGATTGTCACCACCAGGCAACGTAGAGATTTCTGTGCCACGGCCACCTTCTCGACGGGGTAACCAGAAGTCTTCCAACATCGACATATGTTTACGGTCATCTTTAAGTTCGCCCGTGTTAGCATCATAGACCAACTTGTTACGATACTTAGCCATAATATCTTTCATATACTGTTCAGACTTACCACGAGGTAAGTTACCCACGTCGATATAAAAGATTCGGCGTTCAGGTGCACGAGCAAGACGATAGATGACCAGCGAGTCTTCCATCATCCTTAACTGATTGATTGGTTTTAGTGCCTTGTGCAGATGTGAAACAACTTTCTTCTTTGTCTCATCGAGTAAACCGGATGTAACATAACTAATAGAATCTGTAGAAAGTTTAACTGCTGATGATTGTTGACCAGGTTTCTCTTCGTAAATATAAAACTCTTCTACTGTGTCAACAATTTTTGCACCCGTTGCAGGGTCTTTTCTGTATTTTACATTTTTAACTTTGCGAATCTTTGCGGCATCAATGTGTCTAATCTCTTGAATACCAGCTTTAAGATTTGATTCGTTCACAAGTAAGTGGTGATAAATTCTTCCATCAACATACCATGAACGAAAGATATCGTGTCCATTATCGTTGAATCTCAACATCGACACGATGTTTTCGAATTCTTCTTGAATTTGATCTTTGATTTTATCGGGGGCTTCTACATCTTCTAATGATAGTTCAACATTAGATGTTAGTTCAGAAGCAGTAATAGATTCGTTGACAATCTCTTCAATTGCCATGTCCACTTCAGGATGAGTTGCAACACCTCGATAACGTAGAATAAGTTGGTGATTGTCTTTTGACTGGTCACCTTCCATGTTAACATACTGACCATAATGACCAGCAGCGGCAGTAACATAACCAGCACCATCGTCATCCGTAGGCGGAACAATAGAAGGAAGTTGCTCTTTCTTCTGAGTTTGTGTTCTGCGTAATTCAAAACCAAATAATTTAAAGATGCTATCGTCTGCCATATTTGTGTCCAAAAAAATAAAATAAAGGGACTCCCGAAGGAGTCCCGATTATTTAGTAGAGATTTAAGATGTCGTATTTGACTCCCAGTATTGAATCTGGAATTCTACTGTGAATCTTTCAATCTCATTTTCTGTTGCATATGAAAGGTCTATTGGTGCAACATTGGTTGGGAAACAACCACGGAAGTTGTAACGCTTGATTGTTGTTCCATCTTTATCTAACTGATCTACAAAGAGGTCAGCTTGATAATCGATTGGATTAACCAAACCAGTGTTTGCAGAATGAGCGTTCATGCCGTTCATCCATCGTTCCATAGCATCACGTACTGCGAAATCAGTATCGTTGATTACTGTTACTGTCCAAGGCTCAAAAGTCCTGTCGCCAGCAATTTTTAACTGACGGCCACGGAATGGGACTGTTACCAGACCCATAACCGAACCAGGTAATTGAGCAGCTTCACACAAGAAAGATGTTAATTCAACATCGCCTCCTGCGTAACCTGGGAAGTTGACGGTTGCTTGGAACAGATTCGGCCTAGCACCACCACCTCTCAGCTTTGACTTAAAGTCATCGACTCCTAAAATTGCCATTTAATTTCTCCTTATGGTTGTGCTTAAACCGTACCAACTACTTCACTGAAATCAACCCCAGTGCGAACTGCAACGAAGTTAAGAGTAATGAAGTTGATTGAACGAGCGGGTTTGACAAACACTGAACAAACAAACTCGTTACGGTCAATTACTGCAGCAGTATTGTTTGTTTCGTCACAAACCACACGGAAGTCTGTAATACCTCTTCGACCCTGAATTTCTCTCAGGAACGGTTCTACGATATTAACAAATTCTGCACGTGTGAATTCGTCGTTGAATTCAAACATTACATTTCTTGCAGCACGTTCGATTGACCTTTCAATTGCGAGGAACAATCGACGGACGTTAATACGATCAAATGCTGATGGACGAGTCTCTCTGGTCTTATCACCAAAAAGAACGATGCCCTGGCCAGGCAAGTTAACAATCGGATTAACTCCAACTTTGTATAATGTATCTCTTTGTGCCTTACTAGCTGAATAAGCTAAGGAAGTGACTCCGAAATATTGACCCCTTCTTTGACCAGCGGGTGAGAACCACGGTGCAGCAACAGCGTCAGTCGCTGCCATCAAACCAGCAGTTGCTGGAGCAGCGGGAATGAACACATACTGATCGTTATACTTATCATATACCTTCAGATAGTTGTTGTCAACTACGAGATATGATGATGCAGAATAACCAGACTGTTCAATTTCATTCTTGACAGCTGTAGTCGCTGCAGCAGCAGTTAAACCAATAACTGATGCACGACTTGGTGATGTAACAACCACACAATCTTTACGCAAACTTGCGGCAGTAGCAACAAGGTCAGCTACAACAGTTTTCTGAGAAGTAGCGTCTGCCATTCCAGGTGCAATCAAAAAATCGACCTGAATATTTTCTTTGCTTTCAAACTCATCAAAACCCTGAAGAATGTCTGCTTGACCAATTGCCGGACCATTAGTCCCTCCACCAAGAGAGAAACCCTTGATACTGAAAGTTGTCGGTTCGAAATCTGTTCCCAGACTATTCGCACCGGCCGCAGTCGATGTGAAGTTATAATTCTCAGCTGGGTCTTCATCATGTTTGTTAAGACTGATTGCCCAAATATAATTTGAACGGTTGTTGATAACATCAATAACGTGGTTATTGGTACCATCGTTAGTCTTTCCATCTGTAGCAAATGACAGGTATGGGAAAGTTTCAAGAACAGCACCAATTGTACCAGACAATAGACCAAGTTCATCAATTACTACTACGTGAACTTCGTCTTGAGCACCGCCTGCGTCAGCAACGTATTGCGATGTATCAGGAGCCGCATCAAAATATGAAGCGTATGCCCAACCATCGAATTGTGTCGTATCGTTGTCTTTTGCAGGACAAAGTTCTACGCGAAGACTATTACCGGCAACACCAGGATACTTTGCGATGAAAGTGTGGTTTTTGGCTGCCTCTTTGAGACCAGCTGCTGTGTTTTGAATATCAAAATCATCGGCATTTTTAACCAATGGTTTGTTTACCAAAACACCTACTTCATCTGAATCATATGCGTTTAACGCGCCCGTGTTAGCAGTATCGTCTACTGTACGTGATACATAAAGACTGGTTGAATACTGTAAAAAGTTTGCGGCAGACAAAAAGTCTACTGCGTTTGTTGTACTTGGAGACCCGAACGTCGATACCAACGTTGCCTCGTTATCCACGAGTGTTGGTTGATGGACAGGACCCCAAGAAAAATCTCCTACATAAGCACCCGTTGAAGTAGTGACTGAAGGGACAACACCCGTTAAGTCAATTTCTTTAACTGTAATGCTGGGAGACGCTGATGGGGTAAAAAGAGCCATAATCGTTTCCTTTTTTTATTAGCTAATAATAAGATTTACATAATACGGATGTTTAATGTATTTATTTATATTTGCGGGGTTTTTAGAAAGGATCGTGAAAAATTTGCCAGTTACTTCTTTCCATTTCTTCACGTTGTTCTATTAGAGAAATTTCATCTGAACCGTCATCTATAAAACCAAAAGGCACAACATCATCTTCAATTTCTTGCATTCGGTTTTCAAACATCATTTGTTTGAGGTTAATGTCAGTCATATCCGCAAACATCTGCGTTGTAACAAAGTAACCAAACATCACAAGGTTCATCATTAAATCATCATGGTTGCCGTCACTCGCTTCGTATGACATACCCTTTGATACAAAGGTAGATATTTCTAGAATAGTATTATCATCGTGAATTGCAAGTTTCTTTTCTTCTAGAATATCTTTGATGGCAGAACATCCTAATCGTTTTGTTTTACGATTGATTTCGATGCCAATTGAGTTCGCCTTTACGGCTGAGGAGAGATGAATGTTTTCGTATTCAAGGTCATAGTATAATCCATTACACACTACAGAACCTTGATCATTTGATTCAACAACCACATAAGCATTGTTGTAAACGGTTGCGTACTTATATATAATATTAGGGAAGAGTATTGGAGAGATAGTATTGTTCCGATACACAGCCACTTGTTCGAATGGGCGTGTCGATATGTCAATGACAGTGAACGTAGAGTAGTCCTGACCTCTTCCTTTCGAGACATCAACGGTCATGATGTACTCGTGCTTGCTAGCAGGTTCGTTATAAATTTTTAGAAGACCGCCCTCTAAAACTTGTTGAGGCGCTTTTGCCCTCAGTGACAAAAGCGTCTCGGCATTTATTAGGGTGTCACCTGTTCCAAAAAAGGTATTACCAAATTCTTGGTCAAATTGGAGTGGAGACGTATTAGCAATCGTTTGTGCTTTCCATTCTTCATCCCTTCCAGGAACATCCCACCAATCTACACGAAACGATTTAAATTCATTTATACCTTGTTCAGCGCCTTCCCATATTTTATGGAAGATGTTTCCGATACCGTTTGCGGTTGATGTGATGATGACTTTGGTGTCTCGTCCAGCGGAGACAACAGGATACGTTGAAGTGTAAAACTCAGTTGCTCGCTCAACAAAAGCAAACTCATCGAGATAGAGCAAATTAACAGACATACCCCGAATAGAAGACCCGCTAGTGGCAGCAGCAATAATCCTAGAATTATTAGAAAACTCGATTGAACCTTTATTAAGAGTTTTGCAGCCTGGTTGTAAAAAGAATGGAAGGTTCTCCAACATGAGAGTAACACGGGCGAGCATCTCTCGGGCAGTAGCTCCTTTATTTGCCAGTACAGCGATTGTTTTTTCGGGATGGAAGATAGCGTACCAAAGAAGGTAGGCAACCGACGATATTGACTTACCAGACTGTCTACAAGCAAGAACGACATTAAAACGATTACTATTAAAATGTTCGAACATCCGTCTTTGATAATCGTAAAGAGTAAACGGAACGAGTCCACTATCCAAAGAAATAATTTTAACATACTTTTCGGCAAAGTACGAAGGGTCATCCATACATTTTTTATATTCACGTACCTGGTCCTTAGTCCATTCCTGAACTACACCATCACGTTTTACATTGATATTGCCGAGATATGTTTCGTTATTCATTCTCAGTAACAAGTTTTGCATCATCACTAATCACCTTCTCTTCATTCTGTAATAAACGTTGCAAATCTGTTGTGCTTCCTAGAAACACATTGTTATTCGTGATTTGTTTTTGTTCAGGTTTTTCTTCTCTCATCACGTCTTTATGTTTCTTGTTCAGTTCCATCAACTTGTCTGTGACATCAGCGATGTTTTTAATCATACCTGACAAAACTTCAAAAGCTCGTGGGTGTTCTGATTCGCGTGCTACTTGTATCATCAACTCAAGGGATTCTTTACCACCCTCGATCAATTCGAGATACGTATCACGTGAAGTATCGTAATCGTCTTGTATATTTTTTATATTATTATCATTATTATTTTTCATCATGTTACACACTATCCAATGCATCAAAGTATTGATAACTAAATCCAAAATCACTATCAGGACTAACATTTAAAGGATTAGGTGTTGTCCTAAGAGTTTCAAGTAAAGTATCACTATCGCCTGATAATCCTGTGCCTTGTTGATAGATCTGACCATCGACTTGACGAATAATCGGACCAGTAGAAAGTGGACCATAAAAACTGATTTTCATTGAGAAGTCTAGTGTATAGATGATAGTTCTTCTAGCTTCTAATGGACCCTCATAGTCATCTTGAAAGTTTAACCCCTGTAATACAATCGGCACATCGTCTTTAATATCAGTTAAGTCTTCAAGTGGTTTTACTGATACCGTGTATTGGGGATTAAAGAACGGAATGATTTGTTCAACAATCTGTAACGCATCGTCTTGAGATTTTGCATATGCGTTTAATTGAAAGTTGATATTATACGGAACAGAAGTATAAAGTCGAGTTCTGTCTGATACACTACTACTTCCGTTTGTCAATTGTTTCGGCCGAGAATTTATTTTCGGCAGTTGTCTCGAAAGGTCGTATTCCATAGAGACAATCTCAAAAGACATACGAGGCAACTTAATCGCAATCTGTCTTTCAGCATCCTCCCCTTTGTTCATCTGTTCTATACGTTCGATGAAGTTTCTTTTGGGTGCATACGAAAGAGGAACCTTAACTTGACTAATAACCTCGCCACTAGAGTTCTTTCTTAAAACATAAATGTTATTAAACAATGAACCGAAAACAGCAACAGCCTTTCTAACCCGTTGATGATAAAAATATGTACCAAACATTACTGTGGATCTCCAAACGGATTAGATTCTGTGAAATCTAAGAAGTCACTTTCAAACACATCAAAGATATCGTTCTGTGCCTCACGTTGAATATTTTGTAATTCTTCAATGAGTGTCGGTGTTCCGACAGCACCAGAGGTTCCACCAATGACCTGTGCGGTTGTGGTGAATGTATGGAAATCACCATCATTAGCACCAACATGAGCGAGATAAAGTTTATTGTTCGCAGCATCCCAGTTGACAACTTCACCACTCATGGTGTATTCTGTGTTGTCTTGACTCACTGTTTCACCAACCTCAAAGGTTCCTGTAACAGACGCAAAAGTCATCACATACTGATAAGCGGAGAAGTTTTCTACCTGGTCAATTTCTTCGATGTCGGTATCAAAGTCTTCGTCATTATACTCAAAGAGTTCACAACGCATTCTAAATGTAGGTAGATTCTTTAACTGAAAGAACGGTGTCTCTGTTTCTACCTTCATAATCTGAAACATAGATTGAGACAATGGCAAATAGATTACATCGCCTTCACGAGGACGAAAGAATGGAACCACATCGGTGGCTTCGTTTTCTGCAACCACACTATTCCATCTTCTTCGTGAAACAATGAATGTAGCTGCATCACGAATCTCTACACCGAACTTGGTGAAAAGGTCTCCCTCACCATCAAACCCTTCAGTGTTCTCGATATACATTTCAATCTTATACGCATCAGAGAAACGAGAAACTGAATCGTCAACGAAGATATCATCTTGATTAACGATTTCTCGTGGTAGATAGTAAACATCTTGTCCGTACATCTTTAAGGATTCAACAACTAAATCCTCGTACAACAACTGTTCGCTTTTTCTACCCTGACTGAAATATGGATTAGTAGCCATCTATAAATTATCCAACGA